AGATGTTAGCAAGTTCTGCTTCAGCGTTAAGACCATGAATGGCCTTAAGGTCTTGAGCGAGTTCTAAACTGTACTCAGCCTTCAGGGCGCGTGACTTAGCAGTAACCGTGACTTTCTCGATAGAGAATGCCATCTGGTTGAAAGCACTGTTACCAGTACCGTCAAGAGATTCGGCATCACCAGTTGCCATACCTTCACCAACGTTATAGTCGGTTGAAGTAGCAGTAGCAGTTGGGTTAAGAACAGATGGGTTGGTGCCACTTTGTACAGTAGTACCCAAACCAACGGTAGCATTAGCCATACCGCCAGTAAGGTCGAAGCCTTCATTCTGTCCGGAGAATGCGGAATCGGCTTCATTGTAGAATGCCTCAGTTCCTGTCCTACTTGTATAGCGGGAGCGCATTGCAAAGATTAGTCCAGTAGGACCGCTCATTGGTTGAACGCCAGCTAGGTCATATGCGACCAAGTTAGGCATGGAGCGTCTGATCAAGGAGATCAGAACGGGGTCGAAACCAGCAACAGGAGTTGATGCATTAGCACCAAAACCAGCAGTAGTAGCTGGGTTACCCGTAGGTGTACCGGCAGCGTTAGCATAGTTGGTTGGTTGCTCAGATAGTAGCGATCCACCCTGTTGGAAGGATTGCTCATCACGAAGGAATTTTTCTTGATTTTCTAGCAGGACGGCGGTAACCGATCTCTTATGTGAATCTTCGATTTTATCGAGACCATCATAGTCGAGAAGGGGTGCCCATTTCTCCTGCAGATGTTCGGATTGGAACATTGCTTGTACCTTAATTAGTGTTTATAGGGTTTGAATTGATATTAAATTCAGTTATTTGCTAAACGAAGAAAGTGTCTTAAGATATCCAGCCATTGAACCAGAGGCAATCTCAGGTGCAATATCTACTCCTTCAGACAGAGTTTCAGACTTAGCGGTTGAAGGCCTAGAAGTGAAATACGATTCCTTCAAAGTCTCCAGTTTTTCACGATATTCTTCTTCACTTTCAAACTCTACACTTTCAGCAAGTGATGCAAGCTTCTCTTTCTGGGTGGCGGCAAGGCCATCAGAAACAGATTCGAGAATACCATCGGCAACTGATTCAGCAAGACGCTTATTCAGTCCCATGTTCTTCTCAATTTGCTCATTGAGCTTGGTTTCCATATCATCTAGTTTTTCTACCATACTCTCAAGTACATCATACTTATCTTCAGGGATTTCTACATAATGTTCTTCAAATAGTGACTTCATACCTTCTAGGAAGGATTCAGTCATTTCTGTTTTGAGTCCGTTCTCGACTGCAAGAGTGTTCTCTTCAAACCACTCATCTGCAACATATTCGAGATAAGAATCAACACGCTCGGCAAGTTCTGCCTTAGCTTCTTCTACTTGCTCGGCAAGTTTACCAGCGTATTCAGTCTCAATCGACTCTTTAACTGCGGCAACCTTAGAGGTAATAGCAGCTTCAAAGATGGTCTTTGCCTTTTCTTTGAATTCTTCGGAGAGTTCTTCACCACCAAGTAGTGCATTGACATCTTCTTCCATGTCATACTCAGGAAGTTCAGCAACAACATCCTCTTCTACTACTTCATCAGTAATTTCAGGAGTTTCTTCTAGGGTTGCTTCAGTTTCCATTTCTTCCTCTTCCTTTTGGACGGGCATTGCAGGCTTAGCACCTTTATTGACAACATCCTTAACTTGCTTAAGGGTGCCACCAGGTGTCTTTAACTTTGCAGAATCGTCATCTGGCTTGTAGTTATCAGGAGTTGGACCTCCTAAATCTTCAATAGTACCCTGACCGGGTGTACTACCTTTCGGCTCACCTTCTAAAGGCATCCCCTTTGCTGCATTAGCATTAACGGGTCCTTTAGATTGCTTAGTGCCTACTTCCATTTCTTGTAATTTTGTGCCACGAGACATTTGAACTCTCCGTTTACCTGTAATTAAACCTATTTTTATTTAGAAGTTTTATATATTTGATAAGAAATCATTAAACAAGCTCAATTTCTTTTCATCGAGTTGTTTTTGATCTACAAGAGTATTGATGGTCTTGTAGGTTTTAACTGCGAACTTCTCACGCAGAATACCTCCATCCCATACCCAGTCTTTTCCTTCCATAATTCCTTCAACAAAAGCATCAGGAGCAGAAGGATCAGCAACGATATCAGCAGCAGTTGCTAGCATGAAATCATCACCAACTACATTATATCCTTCACGAGTTGGCTTCAGTGAACCAATACCTCTTGAAGAAACACCAAGTTTTACTCCTTCCTCAACAAGAGAAGAAGCAATTTTTCCCATTGGTGTGCTAAGGATCTTAGCTTTACCAATAAAATTAGAACCGTTCTCCTTTAAAGAGACAATCTTGTGGGATACCCTATCAAGATTAACGGTAGGACCATCGGGATGACCCAATTCTCCAAGTGCTCTTCCAGTAGTAACATGGTTTTCATTATACCGTGTTACTTCCTTACGAAGAGTTTCCATAGGATACATCCGACCATTACGGTTCTTGATGTTTCCTTGGAGGAAGACTCCCTCAATATACATCGACTTCTTGCCGTTACGATTTTCGACTAGAAATTCGACTGATTCGATTTCTTCTCTAATGAGTTTCATCAGGCGTCTCCGCTAACTTGTACTTGTTGAACATAAAGTGTTCCAGTTGAACCTGGAGTAATCCCGGCAACTTCAAAGGTTCCTCTGAGTTGTGCCCAATTATCAGAATTATATGCAGTAGCAACACCAGAAGTATCTGTATTTACAACAATGCGAGTATTATAATACCCATCAAATCCTTTTGTGCTATCAATAGATTGTACTGGTTTATGACTAAAATCAAAATAACTTTGATCAGTAACAGTCAAAGAAACAGTATCCCCTGCAGCAAATGGTGATCCAGTACCTTCTGGAAAATCAATAGTGGTAGTAGCACCAGTAGTGATTCCAACCACTCTTTGAGAAGAAGGTCTTCCACAACTAATAGTTGCTTCACCATCTGTTTTCACATAAAAATCTGCTGTAGTTGCTGTGGCAAATGTACCAATAGCAACATGGCAAGATGTACCGACCGATACCACTCTTATAGTATTAGATTGATGGGCAAATGAAGAGGACTTGGCCGAAGTCCCTGTTACTGCGAATAATTGCCCGCTTCCTACTGGTTTATGTGCCATTATAGATACAAATTCATTGTTTTATTTATTTATAATTACTCCTCACCATCTTCACTATCTGCCATTACAGCATCTGCTTGAGATTGAGTAATAGCATTTGCAGAATCAAATACACCTGATGCTACTTCAGGGCGAAAATTATTCACTCTGTCAGCTGATTTTGCATATAGCATATCTTTAATTTTATCACTAATTTGTGAAGGAGATTCATCCTTCGCCATTAAATCCATAAGTTCATCCATTGTAATTTTTCAATATACTTATCTAAGGTATTTATATCTCTCCACCCTTAGGTATTTTTGTCGCCTTTCCTTGGCTCTCTAAATCAGGTTCTTTAGGAGCACTAAGATTATCTACAGGAGCTCCAAGTTCTGCTGATCCACCTGCTTCCATATCCATTAATGGAAGTCCAGTTGCAGGATCAATAGTAGCTGGATCGGGAATAGTACCATCTGCAATCTCTTTTGCGATTAACTTATCCTGCTCAATAATTTCCTCATCTGTCTGGTGAAGAACTTTACGGCGAACCCAATCCTGAGAAAAATACCTTCCAATATATGGCTGGACTGATTCTACACTACCCAATCTCTCATTAAGAAGTTCAGTATTCTTTAATTCTGAGAAATGATTATCATATAAGAAGTCATATTGTATATGTTCACTCATTATTTCCCAGTCTTCTGGGGTGACAACATTCTTCAAAAGAAGTTGTGTTTTTAGCATATCATTGAACATATTTGAGAATCTTTTCCTCAAACGTCCAACAAACTTAGTGAATTTAAGTTCATCTCTTAGGATTTCAGAAGATCTACCTAAATTAAATCCACCTTCTCCATCC